TAGAAGGTGTGAGTGGTGGTCAGCTTATTGAGATAGGTGCTAGACCTAATACAGGGAAGACTTCCTTTCATGCTAGTCTGATAGCATCACCCAATGGCTTTGCCCATCAGGGTGCAAACTGCATTATCTTATGTAACGAAGAACCCACACATAGAGTAGGTGCTAGATACCTTACGGCTGCATCAGGCATGTCAGCACATGAAGTAAAAGATAACCTATCTAAAGCAAAGGCTTTGTACGAACCTGTGATGAAGAACATTAAGATTAAGGAAGCAGGTGGACGTGACATGGCATGGGTAGAATCGGTATGTAAGGCATACAAACCAGACATATTAGTGCTTGACATGGGCGACAAATTTGGTATAACTGGGTCATTCGCTAGACCAGATGAAGCACTCAAGGCTTGTGCTATCTACGCTAGACAGATTGCTAAGACGTATGACTGTGCTGTGTTCTACATGTCACAGTTATCTGCTGAAGCAGAGGGTAGACAGAGACTGAACCAATCCATGATGGAAGGTTCTCGTACAGGCAAGGCGGCTGAAGCAGACTTGATGATACTGATTGGTAAAACGAATACAGAGATTGAAGGTGAGGAAGAGGATAGTCCTTTGAGACATCTGAATATAGTTAAGAACAAGTTAAATGGTTGGCATGGCATGGTGAATGTAAACTTAAACTATTTAACAGCGAGGTACGAAGGATGAAGTTAACATTAGATGTAGAAAATGTAGGGCAAATTAGAGATGGTAAGAAATACCTAGACCCTTTTGAACCAGACAACTCACTGACGATGGTGGGTATGCTGACAGATACAGGGTTAGAAAGACGTATTACCTTTGACCATCAGGATGTATCACCTACACCCAATGGACGTGAACAAGTACAGGAGTGGCTTGATAAGGCTACTATACTTATTATGCACAACGCATCACATGACTTGTTGTGGCTTTGGGAATCAGGGTTTCATTATAAAGGACCTGTGTTTGATACCATGCTGGTTGAGTATGTGTTACAACGTGGTCAGAAGAACGCTTCTCTTGCGCTTGAGAAATGTGCGGAGAGGTATAATTGTGATACACAAAAGCAGGATAGTTTGAAAGAACATCTTCGCAGGGGTGGCACGGCATATAACATGGAGCATAGTTTACTAGATAAGTATTTGTCTGCAGATTTACATGCAACGCAACAGCTTGCAGATAAACTGTGGGCTAGATTGAACACACCCGAAGATGTAGGTCTGATGGGTACGGTAGACATAACAAATGAACTATGTGTCTGTCTCGCTCGTATATATCAACGAGGTTTCAAAGTTGATAGAACAGCTTTAGAAGAAGTTAAGAAGCAGTATGAGACAGAGAGAGATGAGCTAATGGCTAGTCTACAAGAGCATGTTCAAAAGCTGATGGGTGATACACCTATAAATTTAAATAGCCCAGAACAATTATCTTGGGTTATCTTTAGCCGTAAGGTTATGGACAAACAGTATTGGGCAAATGCTATACACCCATACATGGATGACGAAGACTTTAGAAGCATCATTCAGGGTGGTACAAAGAGAGTGTATAAAACAAAAGCAGAGCAATGCAAAGAGTGCAAAGGCTTTGGGAAGGTAAGAAAGGTAAAGAAAGATGGAACACCTTATAGCAGAGACAACAATTGTAAAGTCTGTAATAGTCTTGGGTTTAATCTGGTTGATACACAAGATGTCGCAGGGTTAAAGTTTAAACCACCTACTCCCAAGTGGGCAAGTGCTAATGGTTTCTCTACGTCTAAGGACAACCTTACTTTCCTAGAGTCCGTAGCCAAGTCAAAAGGTTTGACAGATGCAGTAGACTTCCTATCTAAGGTAAGAAGACTAAGTGCTGTTGATACTTATCTATCTTCTTTCATAGAAGGAATAACAAATAATACAAAGCCAGATGGTATGCTTCATGTGCGTTTAGTACAACAGAACACAGCCACTGGTAGATTAAGTGGGGCTGACCCTAACATGCAGAACATGCCACGTGGTAGTACGTTTCCTGTAAAGAAGGTGTTCGTGTCTCGTTTCGATGGCGGTAAGATACTTGAAGCTGATATGGCACAGTTAGAGTTTCGTACTGCCGCATATTTATCACAAGATGGAGTAGCAATTGAAGAAGTTAAAACAGGTTTTGATGTTCACAGTTACACTGCCAAAGTTATTAGTGATGCAGGTGAGCCTACGAGTAGACAGGATGCGAAGGCTCATACGTTTGCTCCGCTATATGGAGCGACAGGATTTGGACGTACTAGAGCGCAAGCTAGATACTATGAACACTTCACAGAAAAGTACCAAGGCATCAAGCTATGGCACACCCGATTGGCTAAAGAAGCTGTAAATACTAATAAGATTAAGACACCATCAGGTCGTGAGTTTTCATTCCCTGATGTTACAAGACGTAGCAATGGCACAGTCACACACTTTACACAGATAAAGAACTATCCTGTACAGTCGTTTGCTACAGCAGATATAGTTCCTTTGTGTTTACTACATATAGAAAAGTCGCTTGACAGTATGAAGTCTTGTGTGGTAAATTCAGTTCACGATAGTATTGTTATTGACGTGCATCCAGAAGAGGAGAAACAAGTTCTATGGATTATACAGTCTACTAACAAGGAGTTACCTAATTTGATGTCTCTTCGGTGGGGAATAGATTTTAATGTACCACTATTATTAGAGTCAAAAATAGGTAATAACTGGCTTGACACTAAGGATGTTATCTGATATAACTATAAAACTTTTAAACAGAAGGAGTAAAATATATGGAGTTAACAACAATCAATACGAATAACTATTCCGCTATGGCTAAAGCTATGGGAATAGCTAACGAAGGTGTGACAGAGAAGAAACAAACGAGTACTCTTGCACGTCTTCGTATATCTCACTCTCCTATCATGGGAGAGGGCGAGGTAAATGGTAAGAAGGTAAATATGGAGATAGTTTCTGGCGGTACATACAAGCTAGAGATTCCAGATGGTGCTACTTACTACGCTCAATCCGCAGAGATACGTCCTTTCTTGCAGAGGTTTATGTATAAGAAGTTCGTTAAGGGTTCGGGCAATGTGCCTAACCGTTATATTAAGACGGTGATGGCTGATAATCTTAATATGGATTTGAAAGATAACGATGGTGGTTTTAACTGTGGTAAACCTGCAGGTTGGATTAAAGACTATAGTTCTTTACCTGATGCTACCAAAGAACTTCTCAAGTCTATAAAAAGAGTGCGTGTGGTTCTAGGAACTGTTGATTTAAAAGAAGCAGTTGACGCAGAGGGAAATGCAATTAACCTAGAACCCACACCTTTTATCTGGGAAGTAGAGAATAGAGATGCCTTTAAAACTGTGGGTGGTGTGTTCTCTAAGCTAGGTAAGATGAAGAGACTACCAGTTCAGCATACTGTTAGTCTAAATACTGAGGAGCAAAAGTTACCAAACGGTAATAGCTTTTATCTTCCTGTTGTATCTTTAGACTTGTCGAAGACAGTAGAGATAACCAAAGAAGATGAAGAACGCTTCATTGATTACATGACGTGGGTTGAAAACTACAATGAATACATTATATCTATGTATAACACCAAGGTAGAAGAGAAATCTGATGCTGAGTTGGACGAGATAGACCTTAATGATATTGTAGAGATTGATACAGACGAAGTGGAAGTAGCCTAATGAAGCATCCTGCTGAGTTGGCGGTACATCAGTACATGACAAGTGCTGTAAACGGTACATCTACTATGTCAGAAGATACCATTAATCAGGTAGCTAATGATATTAAAGATGCGTTACACCGCCAGTTTGGTGGGGGAAAGAAAAGAAATGACTTTAGGTTACGTATGTCAAATGTTGGTAGACCTTCCTGCCAGTTATGGTATGAGAAGAATAAGCCTGAAGTCGGTGTTCCCCTACCTACAACATTTGTAATGAACATGATGATTGGAGACATCGTTGAAGCTGTCTTCAAAGGACTACTAAAAGAATCTGGAGTGGAGTATGAGGATAACGGTAAGGTTCAATTAGATTTAGGACACATAGTTATTGACGGCACGTATGATATAATCATAGCAGATGCTGTAGACGATATTAAGTCTGCATCTAACTGGTCTTATAATAATAAGTTTGAATCATACGATACTCTAAAACAAGGAGATGCATTTGGGTATGTTGCACAACTAGCAGGGTATGCAAAGGCATCAGGTAAACGTGCAGGTGGTTGGTGGGTTGTTAACAAAGCCACAGGAGACTTTAAATATGTACCTGCTGATGGTATTAATGTTGATGCAGAAGTAGCTAAGATAGATGAGACTTGCAAAACAGTCGAAGAAAATGTATTCAAGCGTTGCTTTGAAGCTGAACCTGAGATGTTCAGAGGTAAGCCTACAGGTAACAAAGTATTGAACACACATTGCGGATTCTGTTCTTATCGTTACGACTGTTGGTCTACACTAGAAGAAAGACCTGCTATTAAATCACAGGCACGTGTACCAAAGATTACTAACTACGTTGAAATTGCAGAGGAGTATAGATAATGGAAGACTTAGAACAGTTAGCGGAAGAAATAAAACTTAAAGAGGAAGAGTTAAGAAACTTACGTAAGGAGTATCA